AATGCAGGTAATAACATGGAATGATTCAACAGATAATGATGGCGTTGCTATCTATCTATTTGACGATTCAAAAGAAATAGTAAGAGAAGGGGATAAAACCACTATAAATGATGGTGATGGTAATCCTGAACTCATCATAAGTGATGTAAACACTAACAATTCAAACGTATATCAAAACGCAATAGATCCAGTTGATTATTTTGGGTACAAATATTCTTATAATGATGTTGATGGATGGGTAGCTATAGAAGGTTGGATAGATCCCCGCATAGAAGATGAAGGCGTTAATGCAACACCTGGAACTGGCAATTTAAGTAGCCAAGGATAATAAATGTTTGGCTTTACTTCCTTCAGTGAGCTTCCATTTTCGGATGTAAGTCAGGGTCAGGCAGTAGACGAAACAGCAGGAACAGGTGCTTTAAATTTAAATGCTTTAGTTCCAACAGTGAGTGCTTCGGTTGAAGTCATTCCTGGAAGCGGTGCTTTAGTATTAACACCACTTATTCCAACAATTGCTCATGGTTCTGTAACAGTGCCAGGAACAAACGCATTAGTGTTAAATGCAATAACGCCTATTGTTAATGGTGGCGTTAATGCAAATGCCGGAACAACATCTTTATCCTTAACAGGATTTGCACCAGATAAAGTGCATGGAGCAATAACTCCAGTTGGCAAAGCTGATTTAAGCTTAACTCCAATTGCACCTCAACTTAATGTTGGTGGATTGCATGGAGCGTTTCCTGGATCAATAACTTTAACAGGCCAACAGCCTGTTGCGTCAGTTGGACATAGTATTGAGGCAGGAACAGGAAGCCTTACAATTAATGGAAGTTCAGCAACTATTAATGCAGGAACAGGCAAGACAGCAGGTTTAGGAAGTCTAGGCCTAACAGCATTAAATCCATCTTCACAGGGTGGAATGGTTGAAGTTTCCAATTTAGGATCTTTAACACTTACAGGTCTTCAGCCTGAGTTTAGTGTTGACGCAATAATTAATGTTGGAACTGGTTCTTTAATAATGACACCTGTTCAGCCAAGTATTGAACAAGGATTAAATGTTACAGCTCAAAGAGGTTCACTAGCATTAGACGGATTATCGCCTGTTTCAAAAGGCGGACAAATTATACCAATCGGCAAAGGAGCTTTAAACCTTCAAGGTTATAATCCTGATTGGAATGAAAATGAGATTGCTTTACCTGGAGCGGGCAGTCTCAACCTAGTTGGTAAACAAGTTGAAGTCGTAGACGGAGACAAAATAATTGCAGGAACAGGCACACTTAATTTAAGTGGTCAGCCTGCTGTAATAGAAGTTCCAGTAAATGTTACGCCATTAAGAGGTCAATTAACCTTGAGTGGAAAACAACCAACAATATTGGTAGCACCTGGCGGTGGAGGAGGCACAATCTATGTCACAGACAAGAGAACCTTCTATCCAAATATTGATAATCAAAAAATCGCATCATAGGAGATCAAGATGTCAGCAGGAAATTTTACATTTTATAACGCATTTAAATTAAATCTAGCTAAGGCAGAAGTTGATTTAGATACGAATACATTCAAAGCCGTTCTTTTAACCAGTTCATATACACCTAACGTAGCATCTCAGTCTATATTGTCAGATATTAGTGGCAATATTATTACTGACTCTGACTATGTGGCGCAGACACTTGGCTCAGTAACAGTCACAGAGTCTGGAGGCACTGTAACTTTTGACTCAGCAGACATAAATTTTGGAAGTTCTGTAACTATTACTGCTAAATATCTAGCGTTATATGATGACACATCAGCAAATGATAAGCTTGTGGTTTATGTTGACCTTGATACAAGCGGTGGATCTGTAAGTTCAACTTCTTCTACATTCCAAGTAACTATTAACGCATCAGGTATCTTTACCCTCGCATAATAGGAGCAACTCATGGTTCGTGAACCTTATAAAGTTGCTATTCAAAACCAGGTAGATGTTACAAAATCCAGTGATGGCGTACTCGATTACGCTTTTAATTGGTCGGATGTAATAGAAAGCACGGAAACGATAACGACTTCAAATTGGGTGGTCAGTAGTACCGCCAATGATACGTCTTTTACCCTGGTAAGCAGTAGTCTGTCAGGAGTTATAACCACAGCTTTTGTAAGCGGTGGGCGTAATAATTATTATTATGTGCTTAAAAACACAATCACAACTGACCAAGGTCGAACTTGGATTAGGGTTATGAATATGAAGGTTGAAAGCAAATGAGTGATATTGATCAAAAATATCTACCAATAGAGCCTCAACAAGCAATGGCAGGAACAACTTGGAAATGGGAAAGAAGCTTTAGCAATTTCCCTGCAAGCACTTGGGATTTGACGTATTATTTTAGAGAAGTTACTGGAAAATACACTTTTGATGTTGGAACATTAAACTCAAATGATGCCTTTAGGGTCAATGCTAGTTACACGATTACAAATAGTTATACGCCTGGAATATATTCAGGCCAAGGGTTTGTAACATTGGGAACGGAAAGGTTTTTAGTTTATGAGAACCAACTCCAGGTCAGTGCTAATTTTAATCTGCAAGGTGTCGGCAAAGATACTAGATCACATGCACAAAAAGTATTGGAAGCGATCAAAGGCCTTTTGGAAGGTAAATTTGTTGAAGATGCGAGCAGTTATTCAATAGCGGGTCGTTCTATAACTAAACTTGATGTTCAGCAGTTGATTGATGCCAAGAATTATTATGAATCTTTAGTTGTGATGGAAATTAGAAACCAACGTGCAAAACAGGGCTTGCAGACAGGTCAAGTAGTTAGAGCCCGATTTACAGGTGAATTTTAAATGGCATTTTGGGATAGATTTAAGAAAAAAAAGAAAACGCCAGGCAAAAGAAACTTTTATGGCAGTAATACAGGCAGACTTTATGGTGATTGGAACAGTTCCAATTCTAGTCCTGACGGAGAGTTGCAAAACTCACTGCAAATATTAAGAGATAGGTCACGAGAGCTTGAAAGAAACTCAGGTGTCATTAATAGATATTTGCAAATAATGAAAGAGGGCGTTGTTGGTAATTCTGGCTTTAATTTAAAGGTTAAGGCTAGAGATGAAGATGGAAGCCTAGATTCACAGGGAAATGACATTGTTGAATCCGCTTTTTATAAGTGGGCTCGAAGTCCTGAAGTAACTAATCAATATACATTGCATGACCTATATCAAATGGTTGTTGAATCATTGTGCAGGGATGGTGAGGTTTTATGTCAATTTATAAGAACTGAACAAGGCTTAAAACTATCTTTCTTAGAACCAGACTATTTAAATTCAGATTTAAATAAAGATTTGGATGAATTTAGAAGCATTAGAATGGGTGTTGAGATTAATCGACAAACAATGCAACCATTAGCGTATTGGTTAAGATCTGATCCGTATTCAAATACAGTTGGTGTAGATTCACAGTTAAAATCTAGCAGAAGAATACCTGCTGAGGATATGTTGCATATATATCAGAACTCAAGATTTGGAGCTACTCGTGGCATCCCAAAAATATCTTCAGTTATGACAATGATTAAATGGTTGTCCGATTATCAATATTCTGAACTTGTAAGCTCAAAAGCATCGGCTTCAAAGATGGGCTTTATTACATCACCAACAGGTGAAGGTTATGCAGACAGTTATTTAAATGGTGATGAATATCAACCGGCAATGGAGTTTTCGCCAGGTACATTTGACCAACTGCCGGCAGGTTATGACGTTAAGTTTTTTGATCCACAGCATCCAACATCACAAGTTTCTGAATATATGAAAACAATGATGCGAAGTATAGCTAGTGGTTTAAATGTTTCATATAGCAGTTTAAGTGGGGATTTAAGTAATTCGTCATATAGTTCAGCTCGCATAGGAATTATGAATGAAAGAGATTCATTCAGAATGATGCAGAAGTTTATAATTGAGCATTTTGCAATGCCTGTTTATAGGGAGTGGTTGCTTCAAGCAATGACTATTGACCAATTTGGAATACCTGTAACACGATATTTTAAGTTTGAAGATGCGGACAATTGGACTGGTCGTTCTTGGGAAGCAATAGATCCATTAAAACAAGCACAAGCCAACAGCCTTAATGTTTCACAAGGTTTTGCATCCTTAAATGATGTTCTTGCTCAAAGCGGAAAAGATTTAACACAACATTTCTCAGAATTGGACAGCCAAGAAGGTACAGCCGAAGTATTTGGCATAGATTTGGCCTTTCAACCATTTGGAAGCAAGCTTAACCCTCAGACGGGTGAAGTTTTTGACAATGAAAATAATAATAATGATTCAGAAGGAGATAACGATGACTGATGAAGTAAGTAAGGTCGAGAATGACCTGGACAGAAGTGAAGTGACGGAAGTTGCAGTTGCTCCTGTTGAAGAAATAAAATTAGAAACCTCAGAGAAAATCGAGGAAGTAAAAAAGGAAACAGTAGAACTAGAAACCAGGGAAGCTGTTTTTCCAATAGAATTTAGGGAAGATGAAACTGAATCAAGAACAATGACAATGAGCGTATCAAGTGAAAGTCCAGTAGGGCGGGATTTTGGTAATGAAATTCTAAGTCATCGAGACGGAGACATCGACCTAAGCAGATTGCTGAATAAAGCACCATTGTTGAAAGACCATGATATGCGACAGCAAATAGGCGTAATAGAAGATGCTTATCTTGATAGTCAACGAGGAAAGTTGATGACAAAAGTGCGATTTGGTCGTGGCACTATGGCAAGTGAAGAACTTTTAAATGTCGTTGATGGCATAAAGACTCAGGTCTCTATTGGCTATCAAATAAACCCCGAAAGTATTGAAAGAAGTGAAGACGGCTTAGATGCTCGTGTTACTGATTGGCTACCTTATGAAGTGAGCCTTGTCAGTAGTGGTGCAGACCAATCCGTAGGCTTTGGAAGGGCACTTTCGGTTTCACAAACAAAATCCATTATACAGGAGACTAAAATGGAAGATAAAGTACAAGAAAAAGACGTTAACAATGAAATTAACGTAAACGAGCAAATCAGAGTAAAAG